GACCAGAGATACTCGATGGAAAATGGGAAGTCGGGGCCTTCTAATTCCTTTGGAGTACGTCCTGTCTGCCTTTCTACTTGCTCTAAATGTTCTAGTTTTGTTGCCTGATCTTGACTGGTGGATAGGTCGAAGCTCCATTCAGCATACTCGACCAATTCGTCAACTAGGCTTTGGTAAAATCCAGAGTGTCGTTAATCGCCTCTTCAAGCTGGTCTTTAATCCAGAAATACTCTGTGTAGATTTCTCGTGCCTTTGGTACAGTCAGCTTGGGGCTTTCTCCATCGTAGGTGATGTCCCATTCCTTTGTAGCCTTGGCTAGAATATCAATAGAGGAGCGCTCTAGGTCAGCAGCAGAGATTTGTACTTTCTTGCTCTTCTGCATTTGTGACAGTCGCTTGTCCGTCTGCTCATGCACCAGCTTCTTGTACTCCTTGGAGTGTGGTGCATAGAGGGTAATGGTCATTTCGTTGTCGGAGCCTTCGTTCATCAGAGGCTCAAGAGTGTTTGGATGTACCAGAATAACTTCGATAGTGTCCGAAGCTGGGGTAAGGTTCTTCAAATCCATAGTCGGGTTCCTTATGTCGGGATAGAAAAGAATGAGAGGGGGAGCCACCCGACAAGCTCACCCCCCTCCCCTTGGCCGAGGGATTTCTTACGCTACAGACTTGGTAATCTTAATCAGCGTGTTTGTATCAGTGGTGCTGGAGCTAAGGTCAGTGTCATCACGAAGAGCAACAAACGACATGTTTACTAGACGGGATGTAGGACCATCTACACCAACATCGGCAGAGTTAATCTTGATACGTGGGAACGTAAAGGTCAGAGTACGTGCTACAGTCTCAGGGTCACCAACTACAACCTCAAGGGCAGATTCCGTCTCACCCAAGAAACGGTTAATCATTGTAGCGTCCTCAAAGTACGCAGTGATCGTGCCTTCCAGAGAAGCCGTACCAAATTCAAGGTCAGAAGCAGAGGTCTCACCTACAACCATAGTCGGAGCAAAGCCGTTGGTCAGGGTGAAGTCTACCGCAGTAATAATCGTAAGCTCAGAGCCGAGAGAGCCTTTGTCACCCAGCTTAATGCTACCAGAGTAGGAATCAAAGGGCTGGTTGTCTGCCGAAGCAGTGACAGTCTTTTGCGTCTGAGAAATGGACATATCACGGCCTACAATACCAAAGGTCGAAGTGACCATCTGGTTAGGGGCCAGAGACACAGCCATTGTGTTGACAGTACAGCCAGTAAACAAACGAGCTTGGTCAACGTCGGCTGCATAATCCTCAATAGAGAGGAACTTTGGCGTAGTGCCAAGGATAGCAGCATTGGTTACGGTAGTGGAGCCATCGCCAGCGGTAAAGCCAGTGTCGAAAGTGCTGTCCGACATGAGAGCAGATTCCATGAGTACATCAAACTCATCGTGGCGAAGGTCTGCTACAATGTCACCACCTACAGAACGAGCGCCGTGGCGGTCTACCGTGGGCATACGGTGGGACTGAATGTCCGTCCCAGCCAGACGCTCTTTAGCGAGGTTTAGGGAGTGAGTGGAAAATGGGAGGTTAGTGAAGCTGGTAGCAGTCGTCGTAAAATCGCTCTGAACACCAACTGCCAACTGTGAACGAGAACCTTGTGCGAAAGCCATTTGCTTCCTCCTTAGTTATAAATATAGAACCCGATGTTCACCGGGACATAATAAAACGGAGTGTCTAACCCGCCACCTTCTCGTTCGGCATAGTCGATAGACACAATGATGTTCTCGCCACTGTTATTGAGGTAAGAAGCATCAGTGGTTGCCTCGAAAGCATTTAATACTTTGTCAGCCAACTCATCTGCTGCACCGGGGCCTGTGCCTTCTGGTGCATAACATACAACACGAAAAACCCCTTGGTATCTTTGTTGGGGGCTTAATCCACGTACAGCGGGTCTGCGCAGGGTGGGTAAGAAGCTGGTCTCTAGGTAGGAAGTACCATTCTTCCTGTCGTAGCTAGAGTTCTCGTAAGAGATAGAAGGGAGACCTGATACAGCTTTTAGCTTAGTCTCTAGGGCTGCTCGAATGTCACGGTAGATACTAGCCATAAATGTCCCCAATCTGTGCCTCAATGCCGTACTTTAAGTCTACCTTGCCAGCATGAGGTGCGCCGTTAAGGAAGTAGTAAGCTCCGGCGGTTATTGTTAGCTGAGACCTTGAAGGGCCACCTGTGCTTCCCTTATCAAAAGCCAACCTAATGTCATTAGCCAGATTGTTTAGCGCAAAGCCACGCTCATTTTCTTTGCTTTGGCCTTTGGGCTTTCCAGAAGAAGACTGCGCTCGACCTCCACCGGGATTGTCCTTAAAGCTCCAAGAGTTGACAAAGGCACCTGTGTCTACAGGAGACAGCCTAACAATATCAAAAGCTACATCAGTTAGCTTATTCTCTACGGCTTCGTCTATAGTTTCATTGATAAGGTCTAGCTTACGCTGTAAGCTGCTTGTTACCCTAACTTCAAAGTCCACTATTCGTACACCTCACAGAGGTAACAGACGGGCTGACCATTACTACGAATGGTCCTAACGGTCTGAATATTGACCGGGTCGCCATAGCCTAGAATTTGGTCTTCATCATCAGGGGTAACTGACAGACCCTTAGCGGCTATAGCGCAAACCCGACTGCCCTTCCTAGTCTTATTGAGGTCAAATGTACCCTCTGCTAGGTTATAGAAGTATCCCGTAAAGGAATAGTCCAAGGTCTCGCTTCCAGACACAGTGCCGGAAGAAGTGTCGTAGGAACCTGTTTTGGTGACCTTGCGGAGTGTAAGGGGTTCGCCAAAGTCTTGGACCAACCTCAGAACGTCACTAGCGTTAAAAGACATGGACTATTCCTCACTCGTAATCCGCAGACCCATCGTAGTTCGGTGGATTGCGGAAACGATCTCTACGGAAGGACGGTACGACACGATCAGTGTCCTGCCTTACCACAGAGATAGATGCCTTACTGATGCCCCCGGCTTTGATGCCGAGGCCGTTTTGCTTTTTTGCCTCAGCTTCGAGGGAATCAGCAAGAGAAATATAATGGGCGTAAAGGTCAGAATAACTAGCCCGGAGAGCGCCATCCAAGTCAGTGTCAACACGACGAGCATACTTAGCTGCAATAGTTCGGCAAACATACGCAGAGGCGCTGTAAATATTGTCAGAAGATTGAGCAAGAGCGAAATCAACTTCTTCATCCCTAGCTTGAACATCTAAAGGGTCAGTATCACCTACGAGGAAGCGTACAGCATTCCTACGGCCAGAGGCTGTAGTAGTACCAAGATCATCTGGATCGTAGGTAAAGTCTGACATTATGCTTGCTCCCAATCTGACCAAGGGCTGTTACGCCATGTACGGATATGACCACGTTGTTTCTTCGTGATCGTAGAAGCCTTACACTTCTTTGTGTTGTATTCACGCTCAGTCTTTGTAAATTGCTTGACCTTAGCGTTAATGCTGTCTACGATAATCTTAAGCTCTTCGGGGCCTAATTCATCAAGACCGTCTCCAACAACCTTCTTCTGGTTATCTTCAGTCGGAGCCTCCTGCATGAGAAAGCCCCGATTGAATAGAGACATAACGTCTTGCCAAGGGATGCCTCGCTGTTGCCAGTCAAAGACATCCCCTCGCTTCCATTCGGTTCCATACCCTTTAAACTCTTGTCTAACGAGTTGGACCCAGTTAAGTTGAAAAGGTAACAGAGAGTAGTCGGGTGTCATACTCTAGTCCCTTATGCGTCGTCAGCTACAATCTGCTCAAAGAAGTAACCAAGCTCGGAGCCTACCATCTTCATGTCGTAAGCCATCTTCACCTGAATCATTTCTGCAATCTGCTGGCGCTTCAGTGCGTCGTCAGAGAAGGACTCAACGGTGATACCGAGGTTGTTAGCACCCGGAATGCTGTTCCATGCGAAAGTCAGACCAGCCGCAGGGGTCATCAGACCAGCATTGGAAGGGGTGTAGCAGAGCATTGCATGGTTGCCGCCGATGAAGGAACCTGCTTGGGAAGCTGCGCCTTCTACGTTGTCATTCTGCACAGATTCCATGACGTAGTAGTTTTCTACCTCAAAGATTTCTGCCAGCTT